CATTCAACGGTAATAAATGCTTGTAAGAATGTGAACGCATGGCTAGACGTTCCACAAGTGTACCGCGAGGAATTACAAATTTTAAACGTTATAAACAATGAGCAACCTAATAAATAAACCATTCCGTCTAACTCTTGAGCAATACGACATCAAGATAACCGTAGAAAAATCTCATAGCGATATAGACGCGGACCAATTAAAGGAACTTTTACGATCGTTATGTATGGCGGCGGGATTTTCAGAACAAACAATTAATGAAATGTTTGGGGAAAATGTCAAGTAAATTAACTAAAAAACTGGACAAATGTAAGGGTATAAACTGACACAAAAATTTAAATAATTGTGACAAGTACAATGTAACGTACAATATAACGTACAAAATTATAAGTTTTTGAACCTTTAAATATACATGAGGCACCTAGAAAGCAAATTACAACAAATGATGGTTAAATGGTTTAGGCTACGCCATCCCGATTTAATGTTATTTCATATACCCAATGGCGGTAAGCGGTCCCCCATAACGGCCAAGATATTAAAAGCCGAGGGGGTCTTACCTGGAGTGGCCGACCTTTTCTTAATGCACCCAAACGAAAAATATAACGGGCTATGGATTGAGGTAAAAACCGAAAAGGGAAGGCAAAGCGAACACCAAAAGTATTTTGAAAAAGTGGCCACCCGTGAGGGTTATAAATACCAAGTGTGTAAAAGTTTACAAGAATTTAATCAACTAATTGATAATTATATTAACAATGTATTCTAAATTTACAAACCGTAATGGCAAACCTAAAGGCAATAGCCCAACGCCACGCGGATTGGATTAAAATGGCCGCCTATCTCGGAAGTGAAAGCCCCGAAGATACCGTACAAGATATGTACTTAAAGTTGGCCGAATCCCCCGACATTGTCGCGAAAATTGATTACAACGGCGATATTAACACCATGTACATTTTTACCATTATCCGTTCCAAGGTAGTGGACCGCCAACGCAAATCGAAACGAGAGAATTACGACGATGTATTATTTGACCCTTGCTTTAATGCGGACGAAAGCGAACGCCAATACCAAAACTTAATGGATGATGTTAAATCGGTAATCGATGAAATGCCCGAATACGACCAAATGTTATTGGAGTTGCATTTTGTTTATAAACTATCCATGCGGGATATTGAGAAACGCACGGGTATACCTTTACATTCCATATTTAACCGACTAAAAAACGCAAAGAATCTAATTAAAAATCATACTTATGTCCAATACCAAAACTACTGTGAAGCGCAAAACGCGAAAGAAACCATCGCAAGGACTAGGCGATACGGTCGAGAAGGTGACCAAAGCCACTGGGATTAAAAAACTAGTCGAATGGGTGGCGGGTGAGGATTGCGGATGCGATCAACGCAAAGCCAAACTAAACAAACTATTCCCGTATCGTACAACCCAATGTATGACGGAACAAGAATATTTTTATTGGGGTAATTTTCGGGAGAAAGCGGAGCAAACATTAACTAAAGAGGAAGCCGACAAAGTGGCCATCATTTGGAACCGCTTATTTCAAGCGCGTAAATTTTACCGCCCTTGTACTTGTGACCCTAGAGCATGGCAAAAAATGATAAATGAAATTAACCAGGTTTACGAAGCGTATGAAACGCCACACTAGGGTATATTTCGACTTTTTCGGATATGATAAAACATCGTATATCGAGTGTGAAGTTTGCCACTACCAAGCCCAAGACATCCACCACATAGAACCGCGAGGCATGGGGGGCAACCCTAAAGGCGACAAAGACCGAATCGAAAATCTAATGGCCGTTTGCCGTACTTGCCACGACAAATACGGGGACAAAAAGCAATACAAAGACTTCCTCAAGGAAATACACTTAAGAAACATCCAAAACATTTAACGTTAATTACATGGTGCAAGTTATCGACATTGACAAAATCCAAGGCAACCGAGAAAACCCAAGGGTAATTAAGGACGACAAATTTAAAAAACTGGTTAGGTCAATAGAGGAATTTCCCGAAATGCTATATTTACGGCCGATTGTTGTAAATCAAGACATGGTTATTCTTGGGGGTAATATGCGCCACAAGGCCGCAAAAGATGCGGGACTAAAGGAAATACCCATTATCATAACCGACCTAGACGAAGCAAAAGAACGCGAATTTATCATTAAAGATAACGTCGGATTCGGTGAGTGGGACTGGGACGCATTGGCAAACCTTTGGGATATTGAAGAATTAGATAATTGGGGGTTAGATTTACCACTTGATTTTGTGGAACCCGAAAACATAGATAAAGAAGTCGATAACCTCACTAAAAAAATCACCCTAGAATACACCATAGACGAAGCCGAGCGCATCGAAAACGAACTTTACAAAATAGCCCCAACGATGGAAGCGGCGTTAATCGTCCTTTTGCAGTCGGGCAAATAGTTATGAAAAATGTACACATATTCAAAAACAACTTCGACCCCAAAAAAGTATTATTGCTCTCCGATATCCATTGGGATAATCCCAAGTGCGACCGCGTTTTACTCAAACGCCACTTGGACCAAGCCATGGAAATGGACGCAAGAATATGTATGAACGGGGATACACTATGCCTCATGATGGGCCGCGCAGATCGTAGGGGAAGTAAGAGTGGAATACGCCCCGAACATAACGTGGATCATTATTTTGACGCGGTGGTAAATGACGCAATAGAATGGTTTAGCCCATACGCAAAAAATATCGATGTTATCAGTTACGGAAACCATGAAACGGCAATAATAAAGCATCAAGAGATAGACGTAATACAACGTTTAGTTGGTGGGTTAAATCAAAAAAACGGCACACACATTCAAACGGGCGGTTATGGTGGTTGGATAGTGTATAATTTCAAACGTCCAAAAAGCGCGGGTAGTGTTTCATACCGAATCAAGTATTTTCATGGTAGCGGTGGGGGTGGTCCCGCCTCCCGTGGTACGATTCAATTTCACCGAGCAAGTAGTGTTATAGAAGGTGCCGATATGGTATGGATGGGACACGTACACGAAGACCACGAATTAACCTATCAAGTCGAGCGAATGAATCATAATAATAAGGTACATTTGAGGGAAGTATTAATGGTAAGGACGGCAACTTACAAAGAAGAATACGGCGACGAAAAAGACGGATACGGTGCCAAAGGTTGGATGGTGGAGAGAGGCAGTCCACCCAAACCCCTAGGCGGCCGATTTTTAGTATTAGAGCCTATCCGAGAAATAATAAACGGCCACGAAGAAATCAAAGTAAAAGCATACACATACCGCGCACAATGATAATACCCGTAACTTTTATTTACTCCGAGGATAAAATAGACCCCATTTATGAAATGTTAGGGTTAGAAATGGATGCGGATAAAATCGAAATCCTAGAAGACGGATACATAGATACCGACCAAATCGAAGCCGTGGCGGGTTCAATGGGCTTTACACAAGTGTACACCAAAGGCGGCCACGTATTTGAAATAGAAATGGAAACCGAAGAATTTATAGCACTATGGACGTAGTAAATAACCCATCACATTACCAAGGCGAAATTGAATGCATCGAATGTATCAAGGCATCCATGAGCAAAGAGCAATTTATAGGATACCTAAAGGGCAACATAATAAAATATACGTGGCGTTTTGATCGTAAAAACAAAAGCGAGGACGTTAAAAAATTACAAGTCTATGCCCAATGGCTTGAAAAAGAATTGATTTGATAAATGCCAAATCCTCAAAACATAACACCTCCGAAAAAAGGAGAAATAAGAAACCCTAAAGGTAAGCCGAAAGGGACTAAAAACAAGAAGACGCAATTAAGAAAGTTAATAAAGGATATTATACATTTACACGATGGGCAAGTAAACGATTATACCAAAAAGTTGTTATATCAATTATACGAAGTAGCAATAGCAGATTTAAGCGTAGATTATATAAGCGACACGGTCGCGGATTTGTACTTCATACAAAGCGACTTTGGTATAAAAATAGGTATATCAAAAACACCCAATAAGCGGTTAACCCAAATACAAGCCTATGCCCCAAGTGCTAGGATAATTAAGGTAATTAAAAACGGGGCGGCATTTGAAAAGACCTTACACAATTATTTTAGAAAGCAGAATATAAAAAACAACCCATTATACGGGGTTGAATGGTTTTACAAAAATGACGATTTATTAGAATTTATTGATTCAACGGAAACGATAATGGATTTAGTAAATAGATTTGGAAGTAAAAACGTTAAGCAATTACAGATACAATTTTAACATGGGGGAAACATCGGTATGAAATTAGAAAAACAAAAACATGGTGGGGCATTAGTAAGGCCCGAAAAAGGACAAACCGCAAACCCCAATGGTAGACCCAAGGGGAGTTTAAACCGTTCGACCATTGCCAAACGATGGTTGGAGGTCATGCAAGATTCTAAAAACCCCATTAGCGGCGAAATTGAAAAGTTAAGCCAAGCCGACCTAATGACATTGGCATTAATACATAAAGCCCGTAAAGGTGACGTAAGCGCGTATAAACAATTAATGGATTCGGCCTTTGGGTTGCCACAACAGAACGTAAACGTAACCGAGGAAAAGCCAATATTTCCTGGCATAGATTTGGATGTTGAATAATGCTAAAAAAGACCACGGCGCAAAGCAAGATTGCAAAACTCAAAAGGCGGGTGCGTATAGTTCGTGGCGGTACAAGTTCATCCAAAACATTCTCGATTATTCCATTACTTATCAGTTACGCCGCCGTAAATGCTAATTGCGAAATAAGCGTAGTCGCCGAAAGCATCCCGCATTTAAGGAGAGGGGCAATTAGGGATTTTCTAAAGATTATGGACATGGTAGGAATGTACGACCCTACCAAGTGGAACAAGTCAAGTTTAACCTACACATTTAGCAACGGGGCGTTTATTGAGTTCTTTAGCGCGGACCAACCCGACAAATTACGAGGGGCTAGGCGTGACGTTCTTTTTGTCAATGAGTGTAATAATATCGATTGGGAATCATACTACCAAATGGCCATACGAACGCGGCGGTTTATTTATTTAGACTATAACCCCGTGGTGGAATT